GTGTTCCAGTCCAAATATATAATTGTAATTTAACAGAATCTAAGTTTGCATTAGATACTTTAAAATAATATGGACTTCTTGTGTTTATTACTGTACTCATTTTATTTTTCTTGTAAATGTTTCTCCTTTTTTATCATAACCTAATGTTATTAAAATGTCTTCAAGATTAAATTCTATATCTTCTGTTATACTTGGTAAAATACCCATAATGCTATTAAATTGTTTATCTACAACTTTCTGCAAAAATCCTGTTCCTTGAACACCATATCTGTCTATTTTTCTTTTCATATATTCAGCAACTTTTGTAGCATCTTTTATTTTTTCTAGCTTTACTGGTTTCTTATTTATCCATTTTTCTAAACCTGAAACAGTAGCTTTAACTTTTTGAGGACTACCACCTTCATCTAATATTTCTCCATAAGAATTACCAACTATTCTAAAAGATTGATTTGCAATAAAACCTTGCTGACTTATTTCATTGTCTAATTTCTTTTGTAACCTTAAACTATTTCTCAAACTACCACTTGAATTTATTGGTGCATTAATTGTTCTATTGCCAAATAATTTACTTCTATATGTCCTTTTTTGTGGATTAAGTATTTCTTGTCTAGTTAATACAAGTAATTTTTTTGTATAATTAGTTAAATATGCTTCTGTATTTTTAAATCTAAAACTCATTAGCAAGGTGATTGTCCGTTAGCATTAATATCTGATATTTGATTGTTTGGCACTATTACATCAAACTCCATTGACCAACCAGCAAGTAGATTCTCAAATCTATCTTCAAATACATTTGCCGAAAAATCTGATTCAACTTGATATAAATTAGTAAATAACTCTCCTCTTCTCATTGCACTTTGCAATCCATTAACTACAAAGAACATTGTGTTTTGTATATCTTGTTTATTATTTATGCCATGAAAATAATCGTTCTGGTCTTTAACATCTTCATTAGTATCATGTACAACATCCATACAAATAATCTGTATGCTAAAAACAACAACGTGCTCTTGAAATGTACAGTTGTTTACAATTATATGTGCCAAAGGAAAAATACTTTGTTTAGCTAAATCTACTTCAAATATATCTCCACTTGTAACTGTATTAATATTTGAATTACCTTGAAGATATGTTTTAAGTGTATCTAATATGTCGTAATATGTTGTCATGTTCTATATGCCTTTTTTATTTCTTGATTTTCTATTTCTACTTTTTCTTTCTCAAATGATAAATAATTTAAACATTGGAAGAGTGGTAACTTTGTAACTTCTTCAAACTTGCTGATGTCTCCTTTAGCAAGTGCGTAAACTGATTGATACCATCCCCATTTTTTTCCAAATACACTTCTAGCTGTTGCATATTCTTTTTCTCCAGATTCTTCTCCATATATTTCGGTATAGCTCTCAGTAATGCTTTCCCTAAATCGTAAAAAAAAACCATTGAACTTATCACTACATTCATTGGCATCTCTCTCATTACTTCTTGTATGTTTTCTTTAACTTCATAAGGAGCAATAGTATATTTATCTTTCAACTTAAAATTAACTGGTCTGTATAATACAGCCATCGCTTTATGTATTTTTTGCCAATCAGATAAATTATTTTCAATATCAATATACTCCCCTAAACTTATATCATCTAGTTTTGGTATAAAACCCATATCTACTCCTTCCAAATCAAATCTTTGAACTAACTTAGGTTTCTCTTCAAATGCTTTGTTAAGTATATCTAATATTCTTTTATAACCTCTTACAGATATTTTAGAAACATCTTTTAAAGATACGTTACAAAATATTTCAACGAGCTTCATATTTAAAAAGTTATTTAACTCTTCTGTTTCTTCAGCGTCTTTGTGAGCTTCTACAACTTTCATATACTTTTGATATTGCCATAATTTAATATCTTCAAGAGTTGTAGGTACTTCTAACTCAATAGTTTTTCTTGCCATATAATAATTAATAATTTGTTTAAACTTTGTATCTCAACTTACTCATCTGAATATATGTCAGGTAGAATATGTTATTATTTATGTATGTAACATATATGTAATACACTATGTAGGCATTACACTATGTTTATATTACACTATGTATTATATACACTATGTATTATATATATAATATATATATTATGACTTTTTGACATTTGGAGATAATTTTTTATAATAATGAACATATATCTCACATACTTTCTCACTCCATTCTTTTGTTCCATAAGTCTTAGGACTTCTTGTAATATTACCATTATTATCTACTTCAATGTAAAACTCCGTCTGTGTCTTTGGCACAGGATACACCTTAATCCCATTATCAATACAAAACCCTGCGGCATTTAAAGTATGATTCAAAACAGTATAAAACATTTTACCCATTAGATTCATAAAGGTATTAAATTCACATTGAACTTACAAGTGTCAGATGGAAACCTTAGTTTGTAGAGAGAGTGGAGTAATAACATTGGCGCGATTTCAAACAGGCATACTCATCAATATAACACTAAATCAAGCGCACAGAGTCATTTTAAGGTGCTTTTTAGCGTACTTTACAATAAAATAAGGGTAACATACCACTAGAATTGAATTAATGGCTTAAATTGTGTCTTTTGGGTGGAATTTAAAGGAATAATAAAAAAATTTAGTTTAATTAATCTTTTTTAACTGATTACCAACAACTTAGATTTTTACAGCTATGATTTAAGATTTAAAAAACAGGTTAGAATGATTAATAAAATTTAATTATTATTAAATGCACCATAATTAATATTATGTTAAATTAATAGCTTTGAAGCAAAAAAAAAGGGGACTTTGTGTCCCCCTCTTTTATTTAAGTGTGATTATTAAAGTTATAATAAATAACACTCCAGTAATTAATGATATCATGTTTGATTTAAATTAGTTAATATTATTTGTTTATCTTTTATAGCTTTCTCAGTTTCCTTTGTTGTTAATCCTGTAAATTGATTTCTGTACTTTGAAGTTGTTCGAGAATAATTCCAGTAATAATCATCAAGGATTAATTTTCCTGTGTTTATGTTTTTCTTAGCTATTAATGAATCATAGCTCTGAAAGTATTCATAATTACCAGAAAAGATAATAAATTGATTTGCCACAGGTCTTAATGACTTTGGGCTTTCTAAATTTCTTACAAATGTTTTCATTGTTTTATAGTTTAAAGATTAATAATAAAAATTGATAGAATAAAGGCATAATTACCTCAAATAATAGTAACCCTCCCAACACTATCAAAAAGAGTGTGAAAAGCCCAAAAGAATAAATCTCAAGGGCTTTAATAATTAAGTTTTTAATTGTTTTCATAATATTCAGTATAAGATAATGAGCGAGGGATAAACATTTTATCACCTCTTAAAATTCCTCCGATGTCATGAGCTAAACATATTTTCATGTCTATTTCTTTTATTCGGTCTGGGTTAGCTTTTTTATAATTCTCTAATCCAATTATTGACTTTCCGAGTTCTTTACTCATGTCAAAATAAATAAATTCAGTTAATGCGAACATATTTAAGTGTCCGTCTTTGACTAAATATTCAATTACAATTTTTTTAACTTGTTTTTGTATTTCTTCCATGTTTTTAATTATTGTTTTCATATAGTTTAGAAATTAATTTTTTTACTCTCAATGCTTTTGATTTATTATTAAACCAAATATGGTAAGGGTTAAAAATCCCTTCGGCAATTTTATAACACATTAATAAATGTTTGCCATTTTGTGTCTGTCTTGCGCCTTGCTCAAAAATACTTTTTCCAGACATATTTTTAATATGCTCCTTTGTGTATCCTTGATAAACTGCGAAAGTATCAGAATTAATAACTTTTAAAATTTGTTTTTCCATGTTTTTAAATTTTAGATTTTACTTTGTTTTCCGAGATGTCAATGAACTTAGAAACAATATTACGAAACGCAACTGACATATGCAAGAACTTTTTTAATTATTTTTTTATTAGCTTTATAAATTAGGTTTGATATATCTTGCCAAAATTAAGCACAAAAAAACCCCGTTAAATTCATATTGAATTCACAGGGTATTGAATTTTTAAGTATTGAATTTATTTAATCATCTTCACAATCACAATCATCTTCGCCCTCCCAATCAGATTCACAATCGTTAGTGTGATGATAAAGATATTCTTCAACACTCCACCACAAAACATCCTTATCATTTTCTAATGATATGTCAATATGGGTTTCAACATCTTTTTTATATCTCTCAATCCTTTCTTTTGTGTACCAACCATGCTCCTTTATATCAACAATCTCAATCCATTCTATGGTCCAATAAGTATCTTTGAATTTAACTTGAGGTCTGCCCTCACTATCTGTGCTGACAATTACTCTTTCTGCTTGTCCTTTGCCATACAAATCCCACCAAGTAAAATCAATTACATTTCCCAACTTGACTAAATGTTTAAATTTGTCTTTAGGTGCTTTTTCTTGCTTTCTCATGTTTCTAATGAGTCCACCAATTATTAAATCTTTTCCCATGTTTTTATTGTTTTAAATGGTTCTATATATCATCTGAATAATCAGATATTTGGTCCCGACATTCTTTTAATATTTCTCTTTTGAGTTCTTCAATTGTAGATATTAAACAATTTACGACTCCTGAGTCAGTCAGCATCGACAAATCTCTGTCGGTGTGTCTTTGTGCTCGTTCTAATGTGTGTTTTTTAATTGCCATGTTTTTGTTGTTTTAAATTATTTTTTGTTTTCTATTTTATATATTGCTCTATACAAGTCATCAAATAAATCATTTGGCAAACCCATGTTTTCTAACAAAAGGCAATCATCAATGTACTTTTGTTGAAGTGGGTTCAAATCATTGTAATTTACAAAGTTTGTGTCTTTAGGTATTTTCATATTTTATAGTTTAAAATTAATATTTTCAATACTACAAAACGCAACTGACATATGCAAGTGTTTTATTAAATATTTTTTTTATGGTCATTTTTCTACCTCAGGAAAATTGTCGCTATTGGCATAACTTTTTTTTTGAAGGGTAATATATTACAGAACATAGATAATTCGTTAAATCGCTTAAAAAGCGCTTTATTTGGCATATGGAGATTTAATACAATATCTAACTTTTAGTATTTATAAAATGAATTATAACTTACATTATGTTAAATTATTTAAATCAAACACAAAAAAAAGAGGGTCTAAATTGACCCCCTTAAAAAACATGAACATAATTTTTTAAAAATATCTAACACTATGAATTGAACCATCTTTGTTTAAATAAGTTCTTTTTATAATTCCGTTAGACATTTCGTCTCTGTGCATTAAATATTTTCTTAATTCTCTATTTTGTTTTGCGTGGTGCAAAATGTTTCTTTCTATTCTGTGCATATTATATGTTTTTAAATTTAGGGTTCGGTTTATTTCCATCTTTACCTTCAGTTAAAATCTGTTGCATGATTTTATCGACCAATCTTGTATAAAGTTGCTCATTCTTTTCAGCAAATAAATTAGGTTTTCTATAATGATAATAATCGGTTAAAAATTTAACCAACTCATCAATCTCGTTTTGGGCATTAGAATATTCTTGTAGAAAGTCAATCATTCTTTGATAATACTCATTGATTTCAACCCCTGTTTCCCAAGTGCAATTACCACCACAACTTGAGCAATCAATTTCTTCTTCATCATCATAATCACTTTCTTGCCAACCTGTACCATAACAATCAGGACAATCTTCTTCAATCACCTCTTGCACATTGCAATTACCATTGTTAAAATAATCGTAATGTAACCTTGAAACTGCTCTTAATAATTCGCCATGAATTGTTGGCGCATCGCCTGAATTTGGGACATACCAATCATAATGCTCAGTATATTCTTTTTGATAAAACCCCTCATCATTCCAATAAGTTTTGCCAATCGGAGTGAATTCTGTAAATGTTTTTTGTTTTGTTTCCATGTTATATATTTTTAGTTAAACATTGGCAAGTTAACTATAATATTCCATATGACCAAATGTCAAGTGTAAATAATTTTTATTTATATTTATAGGTTATAAAAAACCCCCATCGAATTGCTATTAAATTGACAGGGGTAAAAACATGGATTAAATTTATGTATATTGAATTTATGTATTAAATTTATTTTTATCGTGCCTTTTATATTCGTATTTATGTCTTGGTTGATTTAAAATTGTAACTAAATGTTTTTTAGGACACATGACATTTACAACTTTTTTTTCTTTATTCCAATTATACCTAAATATCATATAATTTGGTATCCAAACCATTGAATTATCATAATCAACAAACAACTTAGCTCTTTTTGTAGCTTTACGAATACTTTTAAATTTAAACACTACAAGCTCTCTAACAAATTTATGTTGCATAGCTATTGAATTAACAATTTAAGTAATCGTGATTATGAATTACTTTCATTTTTATCTCTCCATCAGGATGTAGTGTATAAATCATTTTAAGCGATTCTAACAACACTTCTAACTCTTGTTGAGTAATTGTATAACTATATATCTCTAACCTCGCTAAAACCTCACTATTCTCTTTCTCCTCTCCTTTTATTTGCCAATGAGATGTTACTTCAATTAACACATCATTTTCTAGTGTATTTAAATCATTACCTCTTGGTGTAGATATTAAACTTCTATTATATTCTTTTAATTCTTCTAAAGTTGTTTTCATTGTTTTAAATCTTTGTAATAAGTGTTATATTCTTCTTTAGATAATAGATTCATATATTCTATTTTCCTGTTTCTACAATATTCTGATTTAGTCCATTCAGGAGTTCTATCAGTTTTAAATTCTTTTAAATATATGTTTTCGCCATGTTCTTTTATGGCAAAAATATAATTAAACATTTTGCTTTCTGTACTCATGCTCTAAGTTTTTATGATATACATCAAGTTTAGCTTCTAACTCTGCAATTTTATTTTCATATTCTTTATTCTTTTCTGTTGCATTGTTTAGTAATTGTCTTAAGTGGTTTATTTCCACTCTAACTATGTCTGGTGTTCTAGTCATCTGTTTGTATTTTACTTGTTAAAAATTCTATTGTGTCCATAATGAACAAATCCTTAGCTTTCTTGCTATCCATGTATCTTGGGATACATAACCAATATTGCTCTTTGTTTGTGCCAAAGAACTTTCTTAATATTCTTCCTAGTGTTCTCATATTCTATTATTAAATTCGTTTTGTAGTTTTCTAAAGTATTTTAAATCTTTACTATTTGAATAATCATATTTAATTCTATCTCCTAATTCAGTAAGCTCATCTTTTAAATCTTCAATATCCATTTCTCTGATTTGCCAAATTGTTTTCATAAGTTATCTGCATTTTTATTAAAGTTGTCTTTATATTCATCATCTCCATCAGCATACCCAGAAGCTTCAGCATCTACATTTCTATAAACTCGTGAAACATATTCTCCATATGTTCTCCACCAATCAACTTCATCTTCAAGCATACTCATTTTTTGCCTTAATTCTTTTATGCTCATTACATTCTTAATTTAATTTGATTATAGACTTTGTTTGCTATTTCTATATATTCCTCTGCTTCTAACTCGTTACCAAAATCTTCAAATATTCTTGGCATAATCATTTGCTCAGACATATAATCTATAATGCCCTCAGCACATTCTATTATTTTTTCTCTTCGTTTCATAAGTTATCTATTAATTCGTTTAACTTTTTTAAATCTCCAGACATCAGTACACTATCATTTGTAAATTGATGCCTGAAATTAAATACAGAAACTAATTGTTTTAACTCGTCTATTGTATGTTTTCTTTGTTTCATTTCTTTTTGTTTTTAATGGATTCATCTAATATCTTAATATTATTTTTCATAATAATATCAAAGTCTGCACGATGAAAATATCTGTTCTCATCGTATCTTTTTAAGGTTGCTTTAATGTTTGCTTTTTTCATATCTTCAAATGATGTATTGGTTTACCCTGTTTAGTAAATAAATATTCATTTATTCTGCAAGTTTCAGATGAAAATTCATCATCTTCTTCCGTAAAATATTGATACTTTGTAACAAGTTCGCCACTTGGCAATTCATCTTCGTATTCAATTGGAAATTCATCCAACCAACATTTTACATTAAATTTTGAATCGTTTGATAGCTCATCAAATTGATAAGCATTTATTTTAATTGTTTTCATAATAATTGTTTTAATGTTTATACAATACTATACATTCCACATGACATATCCAAATAAAAAATATAAAAAGTTTAATCTACCTCTGTAAATTATTTTACAAAATAGCTACCATGAGGTACTGAACGAGTTAATAAATATTGAATTGAATATCTACTTCCATCAATAGCATGATTGAATTTGTCTTGAGGAATTGAATTTGTTAATTTCCAAGCATAATTATTAAATTCACGAATTAGATTTATACTTGAATTGTCAATGACTATTTGATAATCTTGCATTAAAGTAATTCCTGTTAATATACTTCCTTTCTTTTTTATTGTTGGCACTATATTTAATCCTTTTACTTTTAATTCAGTCAAAAGTCTTGGCTCAGAATTATCTGCTACAATTAAATTCTTACCACAATATCGAATTGCTAAATCAAATATCTGACTTGTTGTTAATCCTGTTTTATAAAAATGTTCTTTTAACCAAATAATTTTCCTAGATTTGTCTATTGCCACTTCAACTAAAGCTGAGGGGTCAACACTAAAACCAAAGTCTAATCCAAATATTGAATCTATATCCTTATTGAATTTACCTATATTCCAATGAGTAAATATAACTCCCTCTGCTCTTTGCAACCATCCACCCATAATCTGATGTTTATATTTCTCTGGTCTCCTTACTTTCATATCTTCTATTTGTTCAACAAACGATTTAGATAAGTGTTCAAGATTATCTAAGTATGTAGTATGAATATAAGTTATATCATTCTTATTGCCATTAAATCCATCAGGAACTCCCCTGTTTTGAAAGAATCGTTGGTATATCCAATTCTCTTTTGTAGTAGGGTTTAGAATTAATATACATCTGTTTGGCACTTCTCTAGCTCTGATACTAAAATCTATTTTGTCAAAACTTTCCTCATCAGTTAATTCCTCTGCTTCATCTAATACAAATGTAGATACCCCTTGAATTGATTTTAGCTTTGCAGTTTGGTCTCCACTACTTGTTCTAATACCAGAAAAGTATATTGAACTGCCTGTTAAATTATTTATTATTTCTG